ATTGATGGCATCATTGAGTTTTGCATATTGTTCAAGTGGAAGTTCTTAATCTCAATATCTAATTGGATTGTTGTAAGACCCGCAAGGTAATCAGGTGCTGGATAATACGACATACCTGGTGTATAACAAGTTTTGTCATAAAATATTTGTGATGGTGCTGAATTTGGTAACATATTAAATGATTCCATTTCAACGGGCTTAAATTTGCTTGGATTGATAGTTGTACCTCTCCAATCAATTGAATAAAAGTAACTTCCAATATTTCCAAACTCGTCTTCTTTACCTGCTCTTAATCTTGAAAAGTCAGTGTGATAAAATTCGGCAATTCCACCATCGTTTGATTTAACGATATTCATTGCTAGTCCACCAAATAGAACTCGGTCAGTTACAAGTTTCTCATAAACTTCATAAACTGTTTCACCTCTATTTGCCATTGTTAATACTTCAGGGTTACCTTCTTTAACAATTAAATTCTTTCCTTTAACACCATACATTACTGCATTTGCACAAGCTCTATTGATTGAACTGTACTGATATAAAGCCATTAAGTGGTTTGGAAATAAGTTATCATCACCATAGTAAACCCAAGGCTTATTTTTAACTACTTCTTGGTATTGTGGTACCTGAGCTGCGTTAAAATCTAATACATGTAAATTATTCTTCATTACTAATAAATATCTAAAGTTTTTATTTTATCCATAGTTTATAGTGGAGTAGGTGTAGGTGTAGGAGATGATGTTATTGTCACTGTAGGAGTCGGTGTAGGAGATGATGTTATTGTTACTGTAGGAGTTGGCGTTCCACCTGTAATACAGAATTCTTCTTGTTCTGAAACATAGATAATACTGTAAGCGTCTTCATTAGGGCTAATGTATGGTTCAAATAAACATTCATCAGTTTGTGAATCACCAACAATTACGATAGCTCTTCCTGATTCCAATTTATTATATGCCAAAGCAATATCGGTATTTCCTGAACTAACCTGTTCATAGATTGAATAGTAATACTGCCCGATATAGTTAAAGAAGGCTTGAGGTGGAGTTAACGATAAATTGGTTGCACCTTCCACAAAACGGAACTTATCATATCGTGTGTTACTCACAATTACTTGTGGAATAAAACTAACACGCTCTTTTGAGGCGATATGTTGAAATGAGAATAGGTAATATGGATTCGGCAATGTCTTGTTCATAGACACTGTCGCAATCAAATTATTTGTTTCTCCTTTTCTAATTATTAACATCTTCGCTTATGATATAATGTGCATCAAGTTTATCGTCTATTAGTATAAATAAAATATTCATTGTGTGTTATTTTATTTGAGTAAATGGATTATTAATTACCCATCTAATCTCATAATTTTCTATATCTAATATCTCATCTAATTTAGATTTGTATAGAATAGCATAACCATCATTTATTTGAAATGGAAACTCCCATTTAATATCTGTTGAAACAACTATTAATTCATAGACTTTAAAACATTCCCTAAAATCTTCAAAGTATAATATCTTAAAATTACCAGCTTGCATAGTTATATTTTGTTTTAAGATAGTTCATAACTTGTGTATATTCACCAGCAGTTAATTTTCTGTTATAAACAATATATTCAAATACAGTTAAACTTGCTACAGGACTTCCTGTTGAACCAACAGCTATATTGAATGCTGAGGCGGCTGATGGAGTTGCTCCTGATGTGTTAAATGATGTAGTAAAGTTTGATGATTTAGCATCATATCTTGCTTCAAATTGACCTGGTGTTCCACTAACACTATAAATCATAGGTAATTCAGAAATACTATTTGAATCTGCAACAGATAATGATGCGGTTCCAACATAAGTTGTATTAAAGTTATTATTTGCGCCTGATTTATCACTTGTTTGAGTAAAGGCGGCATTATAAAAACCACTATAAGTATTAGCATTTCTCCATTTAACAACAGCAAATGTTGTTAATCCTGAATATGTTATTGGACTAAAACCAGAATTAAGTTCATCATTACTTGTAAACTCAACAGCTTGTCCTGAATAAGAACCTAATGATGATGTTACTAAAGATGGTTGAGTTGATACATTACCATTAGCTAATGTATTACCTAAATACGATTGATTAGTCCAAGAAGATACACTAGCGTCTACAGTTGAAATATACCATTGTTGTAAATTACTTGTAGGAATTGCTGGAGTTGCACTTGGAGTAGGAGTCGGCGTTGATGTTGATGTATTTGTAGGTGTTACAGTAGGAGTCGGCGTTGATGTTGATGTATTTGTAGGTGTTACAGTAGGAGTCGGCGTTGATGTACTTGTTTGAGTAGGAGTAGGAGTTACACAATCAAGACATCCGTCAGGGTCACTACTTGTAATTTCACCTGCTGTTCCAGCAAATACTCTAAGCCATCTCAATGTATCAGATAATTGAACAATGTATGTATCATTTGGAACTGGTATTGTAAATGCTGAATCAAGATAAACAAATTCATTAATATTAAGTTGTGAGCCTTGTGATATTGGACCATATAACGTAATTGAACTTGATGATAAACAAGCAACACATGCAGTTGAACCAGTATAAACCGAATAAGAAATAACTGATTGAGTCGGAGTTATAGTAGGAGTCGGTGTTGATGTACTTGTTTGAGTAGGTGTAGGAGTTGGGGTTCCCGTATTAGTTGGAGTTACAGTTGCTGTTGTAGTGGTTGTAGGTGTAGGAGTTGGGGTTACAGGAGTTGATGTGGGTGTTGGTGTAACTGGAGTTGCTGAAGGTGTCGGAGGAATTTGTCCAATTACAGTACCAGATTGTTGACCATCGTTCTTTGGAACTAAATCAATTCTTCTATAACGAGATTTCTTATAATCCCAAGACTCTAAAGGATTAGCGTTTAATGGAACTTTTTCGCCCATAAAATGAGTAGGTGCGTAAAAGGTTTCTTGTTTACCTAATACACCCCAAGTTTTACTATCGCTTTTTCCTTTTCTAAAATTTTTCATAAACTCATTTGGCTAAAAAAAGGGGAGGCTAGCTCCCCTTCTTAATTTATATTTTATTAACAAGCACAGCTTGATAATGATAAACCTACAAGTGTAGATGTTAATGAACCAGCAAGTTTCTTAGCAGGCTCTTTTTCAAAGCCTTCTAATAACAATGTGTATCCATTTCTATCTGCAAATGCGGTTCCAGATTCTGCAGTACCGCTTGATAAAGCCATACCGAAGTCTTCTCCTAAGTAGAATATACTACCTTCATTTGTCTCAACAAACACTTTCATATTCGTGTTCTGAGCAAGTAATTTAATTTGATTTCTCGTAGATTGTTGCAACTTCAAGAACACTAGGTTCACTTGTTGGTTATAAACTACGGTACCATTTTCTAAACTCGCTTGGATGTTTTCAACAAAATTAGATGTATTTTTCTCTACTTGGTATGTATAAACAGTTCCGCCTGTAGCGCCTACTGTTAATATTTCTTGGTTAGCATTTTCAGTAACACCAGTTACGCATCCCGCAACGATGTAAACCTGCTTAATACCACCTACTGCATCTCTACATCCTTTACAGATATTTGCAGTTGTAAAACAAGATGAAAAACTCATAATTTTATTTTTTTAGTTTAAGTTTAGTTTATGATAATCCGTTAGTAATAACGTACTCAGGCCATGCAATTTGCACACCTAAGTTGAAGTTACTTCTCAATCTAACTTCGTCAAAGTCAACTGCGTACCACATTTTCAATGTTTCAGCATCTGACATTAAGTTTACACCTAATACCATGTAACCAGCTGGAGCTAACATTAATAAGTTAGAACCATTCAAACCTCCAACAGGGTGTACTAAGATGTTAGTAGCAGGGTGGAATGTTTTGAAGTCTTCGTAAGAAGATTCTGGATTATAGTGGTAGTAGTTAGCAGTTCTGTAGTTGATTAAGTACTTACGGTAGTTAGCGTGAGACATAAACACAACCCAGTCAGTTCTGTTAACAACATCATCAGGAATTCTTTCAATCAAAGCATCCACTGGAGATAATGCAGTTGTTGATGAAAGTGCAGTTTGACCTGTAACAACAATACCACCAGTTACTGTAGTAGTACCTGTTCCTAATTGAGCAACTAATTGTTTGAATCCTGAGAAACAAGTAGTAGCTGAAGAAGCTCCCCAAATCAAATTCTCACAATATTGAGAGATTTGTTGAGTTTTTAAGATTGAGATTTGCTCTTCAAATGGAACAGTCTCATTGTAATCACCAGGTTGTAACAATTGTCCTAACCAGTAATCATTTAAGTCACGAGGACAAAGAGATTCGTTTACCTTGTATTGACAAGTAGTAATGTTTCTTTGAGTGTAGATAGTTGTACCAGATGCATCCCATCCGCAAGTACCCTCTTGAACGTAAAGGTTTGAGTTAAGCAAGTTGATTGCTTGAGAACCTACGACACCAGGTTGAACTTTGATAATCTTCGCAGTTTCACCTTCAAGAACAGCTTTTCTGATTAATTCACCACCAACTTGGTCTGTATAAGTAGCCAAAGAAGATAAGTTAAAATTAAAGTCATATTTTTTGTTTGCCATAATTTTTGTTTTATTTTTGTTTTATTTTTTATTTGTTTATTTTGTGTAAGACTTTCTTCTTACATTAACTAGCTGAGAAATGTAATCATCCTTTGCTGCGTTAAATTCGTTAATCATGTTCTTTGCTTGTCTAACAGGTTCACCCGCAGGTTCCTTAGAGAACTTAGCAACTTTAGCTT